GCGCCGCAAAATGCAACGCGCACGGAACGACCCACGCGGGTAACGCTCGCGCGGCCGGAAATCACAAACGCGTTTTCGACACTAGAAAACAAGGGGTAAACGATGCCACGACCAGGACCACGGCCGATGCCGACCGAGCTGAAGATCCACCGAGGCAACCGCTCAAAGGAGAACCTAAAGGCGAAGCAGGCCTCGGAGCCGAAGCCGCCGAAGGCCTCGCTCGATCCGCCCGCAATCCTCGAGGGAGCCGCGCTCGAGATGTGGACCAGGCGGGCGCAGCAGCTCGCCGGGATGGGGCTCTTCACCCAGGCCGACCGCGAGACGCTCGAGCGCTACTGTCTTACCTACGAGCTCTTCTATGCGGCCTACCGATCGGTTAAGGCCGACGGCCTGGCGGCCGCCACCGAAGGCGGAGGCATGAAGGGGAACCCAGTCGTCGCCGCGATGCGCGGGTATCACGCGGACCTCCTCCGCATCGAACAGGAGTTCGGCCTTACCCCGAGCTCGAGGTCTACGCTCACGGTGCAGCATGGGAAAGAAGTCGACCCGCTCGACGCGTTCCTCCGCGCGTCGCAGTAGCAAGCCGCGGCCCGAGGCCGTCGACGGATTCGTCTACGATCAGGCGCGGCCCGATCGCGTGATCGAGTTCGTCGAGACCTTCTGCCAGATGTCGAAGGGCGAATGGGCCGGTCGGCCAATGAAGCTGCTCGACTGGCAGAAGCGCGACATCCTCGAGCCGCTCTTCGGATGGGTCGACGCCGAAGGCCGCCGCCGGTATCGGACCGCCGCGATCTTCACTCCGAAGAAGCAAGGCAAGTCGACCTTGATGTCGGCGCTCTCGCTCTGGTTTCTCCTGGGCGAGCGCGAGCCGGGGGCGGAGGTAATCTCCGCGGCATGCGACCGAGCCCAGGCGGCGATCATCGCCCGCGAGGCGGCCGCGATGGTTCGCGCGTCGCCTCATCTCTCGAAGGTGCTCGAGGTCATCGACTCGCGGAATACGATTATTCACAAGGCGAGCAACTCGCGCTACACCGTGATCAGCGCCGACTCCTTCCGGGCCGAGGGTATCAACGCGTCGGCGGTCCTCCTGGACGAAGCACATGCCCAGCGCGACACGCGGCTCTACGATGCGCTCCGATACGCTGGCGCGTCTCGCCGATCGCCGATCGTGATCTCGATCTCGACTGCCGGATACGATCGCTCGCCAGGGGCTCTCTGGTGGCAGCTCTGGCAATACGCCGAGCGCGTCCAGGCCGACCCGAATCACGACCCGACGTTCTTCGGCAAGATCTACAAGGCCGACGACGACCCGGCCAAATGGTTCGAAGAGCAACAATGGTTCAAAGCAAACCCGAGCCTCGGCCACACCGTTACGCTCGACTCCTTCCGGGCCGACGCGGTCCAGGCCCAGAAGAACCCGGCGGCCCTGAACCAATGGGCGAGGTATCGGATCAACGTCCCGACGGAGTCCGATCAGCGCTGGTTCACGGCCGAGGCCTGGGCGGCATGTGGCGAAGAGCTCCACCCGCTCGACGGCCGCCCCTGTTGGATGGGGCTCGACCTCGCGAGTAACCGGGACTTTACGGCGGCGGTCTGCTGGTTCCGCGACGGCGAGTCCTGGGACATCGACTGTCTCTTCTGGTTTCCCGAGGACGCGGTCGCGGAACGCGAGCAGCGCGATCGGATCCCGCTCTCGCAGTGGATCCGCGAGGGCTGGGTTCGGACGACGCCCGGAGTCCGCCTCGATCACGACGCGGTGGCGGCCGACGTTCTCGCGTACGCGCAAAAGCACGAGATCCGCCAGGTCGCGGCCGACCCGTGGAACCTCGGCGCGATCGCCTCGCGACTTCAATCGGGTGGCCTGCAAGTTGTAGGAATAGGCCAGAACACCGGTTCTCTCTCCGCTCCGTCGAAGCTCCTGGAATCGCTCGTTTACGAGAAGCGTCTTCGGCACGGAGGGAACCCGGTGCTCGCCTGGATGGCGAGTAACGTCCAACTGTTCACCGATTCCAACGGGAACATAAAACCCGACAAGGGCCGCTCGACGGAAAAGATCGATGGAATCGTCGCGGCAATCTGCGGACTGGCGGTCGCGTCTACGGCGCGCGATGAGCTGGGGACCGACTGGTCGATCACAATCATCTAGCGACGAGCCTCCCTTCACGCCAGACGAGGCTTTTACGATCCGGGCGCTCGACGCCCTGTCTCCCCAATACTGGGGCATCGAGCCGATGGATCGGCTCACCGCCCAGACCGCGATCCGGGTGACGGCCATCCTTGCGTGTCTGCGGTTTCTTGCTCAGAGCATTGCCTGCATGCCGCTCGAGCTGCTTCACGCTGGCGACCGGCGGAAGCGCCCGGCGATCGATCTCCCATGCTATCCCGTGCTCACCCGCCAGCCGAACGGATGGCAGTCCACCTATTCCTGGCTCGAGCAGATGGTTTTTCACACCGGCCTCTACGGGAACGGCTATTCGAAGATCGTCCCCGGCGCTCGCGGTTTCTGCTCGCAGCTCGTGCCGCTCCACCCGAGCCGCGTCCTCGTGAAGCGGATGAGCGACGATACGCTCGAGTACACGTTTACCGACGCGTTCGGCCGGACGGAGTCACTCTCGCAGGACCAGGTTGTTCACTTCCGCTGGCTCTCGGATAACGGCTACATCGGGCAGATGCCCGCGGATCTGTGCGGGACGAGCGTCTCGCTCGCGCGGAAGCTCGATGTCGCCGCCTCGGCCTACTGGGACAATTCAGCCCGCCCCGACACGGTCCTCGAGACGACCGAGCGGATCCCGGAGGAAGGCATGCAAGCGCTCCGCCAGGGATGGCGGGACGCGTACGGCGGAGCCCGCAATCGCGGGAAGGTCGCGATCCTCCCGAAGAGCGTCACGGCCCGGACGCTCGACGGCAATTCGATGGAGTCCTCGCAGTACATGCAGCAGCGGTCCGCGATCGTGTCGGAGATTGCTCGGATCTTCGGAGTCCCGGCGACTCTCATCGGCCATGAAGGCGCGATGAAGTGGAGCACGGTCGAGCAAGAACACCTCGGCGCTCAGGTGTGGTGCCTGCTCCCGTGGCAGCATCGGATCGAGTCGGCGATCGATGTCTCGATCCTGAGCGCGTACGGGAACGACGTGTACTGCAAGCTCGACAACCGCGGCCTAATGCGGGCCGACTCCGCGGGCCGCGCTCAGCTCTATCAGGCGCTCTGGTCGATGGGTGCGATCACGCCGAACGAGATCCGCGACCTCGAGGATCTACCGCTCCTCGACAACCCGGCCGCGGACGAGACCTACGTCCAACTCGGTTTCTCGACGCTCTCGGCCGCCGCCGCCCAGGCCCCGCAACAAGCACCGGCCCCGGTCGAGCCGGTCGCTCCGGCTCCCGATCAATCAACGACGCTCCCGGCCGACGCGGCCGGACCATTCATCTCCGGAGGCGACGATGTCATCCTCGGCTGAACGTAGATTCCTCACCCTCGGCGAGATGCCGACGAAGCTCCGCGTCTCCCGCCGCAAGGCCGGAGGGATGAAGTTCTCCGGCTACGCGGCCCGATACTCGTCCGCCTCGAGCGACCTCGGAGGCTTCCGCGAGATCCTCGCCCCGGGGGCATTCGATAAGGTTCTTTCAAAGCGGTCGAAGTCCGATGTCATCCTCGCCTACAACCACAACCCCGACCATCTCCTCGCGCGCACGAGCTCTGGGACGCTGAAGCTCACGAGCGACGAAAAGGGCCTCCGGTTCTCGGCCGACCCGCCAGAGACCCAGCTCGCGAAAGACATCGGCGAGCTCATCCGTCGCGGCGACCTCACCGGCGCAAGCTTCGCCTTCACGGTCGCGCCGAAGAATGAAGCCTGGTCGACCGACGAACGCGGCAACTCCGTCCGGACCATCCGAGAAGTTTCCGAGCTGTTCGACGTGTCGATCGTCACGACCCCGGCCTACCCGGCGACGTCGATCGCCATGAGATCTCTCCGGGCATGGCAGCAGGCTCGGGCCATGATGGGCCAGGCCATGCCAGCCCCCGGGGACCAGGGCGAGGAGCAGCAAGAGGGGCAGGCGCCAGCCGGGCCGGGCCTCACCATCTCGATCGACTACGACGACACATTCTCGGCCGCGCCGGGGCTCTGGCTCTCGTTTATCGAGGAGGCCTGCGAGGACGGGAATACGGTCATTCTCACGAGCCGCCGAGAGGACACTCCGGAGAACCAGGCTCAGATCCTCGCGGCCATCGGCGAGGAATCCTATCTGTCGGCCGTCATCCTCGCCGGGCCGGATTCCACAAAGCGGGACGCGGCCATGGCGGCTGGTTTCGAGGTCGATATCTGGATCGACGACGAGCCGAGCACGGTCGACGGCCCGCTCGAAAACCAGCGGTCGGCATCGATCCGGATCGGGGCCAGGCTGGCGGCTTCAAGAGCGATCGCCGGTTTCAACCTCAGGAGGATCCTCGACCGTGTCACCCGCTAAGTGCAGGGCCTGCGGCGAGCGGATGCGAGTCGACTCCTCGAGGAGATGCGGCGAGCTTCAGCTTCAGTATCTGGAATGCGTTCGCTGCGCGGCCCGCCGGAGTCGCGTAGTCGACAGGGCCGAGGTCTGGCCGCGAAAGGGAAAGACATGAGCGTATCGCAGGCGGTATCGGCGGCGACCGATCTCCCGACCGTAGAGGCCAAGGTCCGGGCATTCGTGGCCGTGGCGATTTCGACGTCGGCCGACGGCCTCACGATCTCAGAAATGGGCGAGCTGACGGTCGCACTGCTCCGCCTGGTGATTGCCGCCCTCGACTCCATCCCAGCAGACGGTGCCGAAAAAAAAGCGTTCGCGCTCGCCGCCGTCGGGCAGCTCTTCGACGCCGTAGCGGATAGCTGCGTACCGATCATTGCCAGGCCGATCTGGTACGTCCTCCGCCCAACCGTCCGGCAGCTCGTGCTCCTGGCCGCGTCCGGCATGATCGAGCAGCTCCTCCCCCTGGTACGGATGTCCTCCCGATGACTATCGCGATTTTCCTCGCCATCGCCGCCGCTGCCGTCTACCTCTGGCCGTCGAGCCCTCGACCTGCGGCCGTCGCCCGGCCGCCGATGCTGTCGCCGCCAGTCGACCGTGCCCCCCGGGCGCCGACATACCAGGGCGCGATGTCGAGCCTTGCCCAGGTCAGGCATCGGCTCATCGCCACCGAGAACCTCACCGACGCGGCAAAGGCGGCCGTCGACGCCCTGACGCTTGCCCTGGTCGCAGGCTCGGACAAGGAGTAGCCATGTTTCGGGACTTCCTCGCCGCCGCCCTGATGACCGCCGCCATTGTCGCGGCCTTGTCGCCGTGGCAGCAGGCCCCGACGCCTGCGCCGCCGTCGGCTGGCGATCTCGACCTCCGGGGGCAGTTCGTAGGCCCGGACGCCTCGGCGGATGCCGCGACTCTGGCGGCGCTCTGTGACGAGCTCGCCGCGTGCATCGAGCTCGACGCCATGCGGGACGCCCCGAGGCTCAGGACTGGAGCGAGCATCGAGGATCTGAGGGTCGCGGCCCGCGAGGCCCGAATGCGAGGGGCATCGCTCGGGGCTCGCCAGCCGAAAGTCCGGGACGCGGTCAAGGCCTTCCTCGACTCGAAGGCCGGGTCGTCCGGAGGCCCGCTCTCGCCGGAGCAGCGGTCGGCATGGGTCTCCGCATTTCGAGACATCGCGAGGGCCGCCGCCGATGCCTCGAAGTGATTTCGGCCAGCGCCTGCTAGTTGTCTCGGCCGCCTGCCTCGCGGTCTCCGTTGCGGCCTGGTTCTGGACTTACGGCCTGACTTACGTCGACCGAGCATTCCTCGGGAATGCAAACTTCGGCTATCGACCTGACCCGGATGGAACGAGGGAATTTCTTCGCGAGCTCGAGCGGCCGACATTCCGCCAGGCCGGGGCCGACGTTATCGCCGGGGCGAAGGGAGTCGACACATATCTCTACCGATACGCTGACCGAGCTCATCGAGCGGTCTACGGAAAACCTTTCGCCCCATGGGACCAAGGCTCGGCCGGGACATG